GGTTTCAATATCCTCATATTCCGACAATCTAACGCTGCCAAACCCTTCAAAATCGTGTATCGCCCATTCTTCAGCGCCGGGCTCGGGCGAATCTTTCAGCATCTTCGCGATGGCTTTTTTTACTGCTTTAGAGCCTTTTGTCGCGTCGATCCATCGGCCATGTAAACGGCCAGAGTTATAGTCGGCCAAAGATGCCACATAGATACGTATTGGGGTTTCTTGCTCGATCATTGTTTTATCTCTCCGCCCACCTGGGCAGTTACGGCTAGTCATTGCGACCGGCCTAGGTTAGTGTCGAGCTTACTTGCTCAACGACTTTATTATACTCATGATATCGTCAGAAATCAAGCAAAAAACGATAAAAACCCCAATGAAATTGATATTTTTTCATTCCGCCATGGCGGAGTTTCTGAAGCCGTTTTCCCCCAATCGTTTTAACGCGGCCTAGATCGGCCATATCTCTTCATCAATCGAACGGAAGGAGCTTACTTATATCCGGGGACGGCAGCCAAAAAGGTCTCAAAGGTCTCACAGGTTCGCCGAGCCTCACGCAAACAGTGCCACAGGATATGTCACCCTGCAGCATCAGCCCAATACCCAGGCCAATCATTAAACAATTGGCATTCCATCCTAAAATCATCGTTGAAGGTCTCAAAGGTCTTAAAAGGTCTCACGTTGTAAGTCTTTATTTTTAGTAACATTAAGTAACCTATGATACCTATGAGACCTTTTATACCTACATAAGAAAAAGCCAGAAAAGGTGCCATTATATATGTCACTCATTTTTACTTTTTATATATAGCACGACGGCGGGAAAGGTCTCAAGGTCTCGAAGGTCTCTCTAGCCCTTATGTGATAAGGGGTTACGGCGTGAGACCTTTTTTTCGAGGTCTCGAAGGTCTCACAAGGGGGCAGGCTGTAGGATGGGAAGGATATTTAGCGAGGGCGGCATGTTGGGAAATTCGCGCGGGCTGACTGGTGAAATCGGTTTCTATTGAACATAGTATTTTGACGTTTGGCATGATGCGGTCGCACGGTGCCAATGGGTGTTTATGTTCGTGGCATTGGATCGTAATTCATTTAATTGATTTCGGTTACGTGGTTTTTAAATCGGCCGTAGAACGCTTATATCTCGATCCCCTGGCCCGCTTTCGGGTTCGCATTTGCTTAAGCAAGAGCCGATTCGTAGCGACGCAACACAAGCGAGTTAATGTCGCGATATTGTGGGCGAACCGATCCACGCTGTCCGCGTTTGTCTCTGTTTGTCCGAGTATCAGCGTCAAATTTCATGCCGATCCGAAAAATGCCCCACGCCCCCCAGTCAATTTTTCATTCCCCCAATCAATTATTCCTGGTCTCCGATTTTTCGTTTTTTGGAGTTTTGCTGATTGACAGCTTCTGGACGGTCCCGACATGGCCTTCAAAGCACTCGTGTGGAGCGTTTTCCGTGCGCAGGAGCGATTTCTAGCGTGTGGGTGGTGTACTGATAGCCGACGATGCGTTTCGATCGCTTGTAGGCCGTCTAAATGCGTTTTTACGTGGGTCTCGTTTTTCGGATTTGGGCCGTGTGTAACGCGATGTGGTATTGAACGAAAAATTGTCCGCTGGTGTCCCATCGTGTCCATTCTAGGTGACTATAGTCCCGATATGTCCATGTATAACCCTTGATACAAGAAGAGGTTATGGAAATTTTGTTCTTGAAACCGCCTGTGGCGTGTGGTATGAGTGGGCCGTGCAGAAAAAAGAAATGAAAGCTTGGTGCCTCGCGAATGGCTGCTGGGAGCAGTTCATGAGGATTCGTGAGGGGTACAAACGCCAAGGGGACGATAGTTGGGATGCGTGGGGCAAAGCATTCGCGATGGTAGGCGGGCATGGGGAAAAGGGAGTTCCAGCGGATGCGTTCGAGGCGTCCGGCTCTGTCGCCGTCCCCGTATCTGATTCGGGCTCCATTGAAGACGAATGCCCGGAGGTTTTGAAGGACCGTACATGCAACATGACCGAGGCAGCGACCTGGGTCGCGACTAACATCCGAAACCCATCACCCAATCTAGAGACGTGTCCCGGTGAGGCGGCATGGAACCTGTGGTGCCACTATCAACCTGAGTATAGGCGGGAGGAATTTTGGAAAGATATTTACCCGAAATACTTTCGCGCAGACAAGAACGCGGCCGAACGTGAAAACCGAATGAGTGATGATGGTCGTCGAGTGATAAAGCTTTGCGAGAGAGTCGAACGTGCTAGCCAAGAAGCCATTGCTGCTGAAAGTCACTGAGTGGGATTCGCCGTTGAGCGAATGCCCGTTTAATCACATGGTCCCCAAGGACTTTGCGGCGAACCTACGCTTTCGCAAAAAAATGATCCAGATGGGTTGTGCGAGCCGAGAGGACGCACGCGAAATTTGGATCATGTGCAGCAGGGATATTTTATTTTTCCTGTCTACATTTGGTTGGACTTACGATCCGGCCCAAGAACGTAATCGGGTTGGGAAAGACAGGAAACATCGGAGTTATCCGAAAAAACCATTTATTCCTTGGCCATTTCAAGAACAAGCGATCTTAGAAATCCAAGCGGCTATTGGTCGTTACGACTTAGCCGTTCGCAAATCACGCGACATGGGTGCTAGTTGGATGTGCCTGTACGTGTTCCTATGGCATTGGTTGTTTCACGACCTTCAATCGTTTTTGTGTTTGAGTCGGACCGAGGATACGGTTGATAAAACATCCGATCCCGACTCACTGTTTTGGAAGCTAGATTACTGCTTGGAACATTTACCGCCGTTCCTTGTTCCTGCTTACGATCGAACGCACCTGCACATTGGCAATTTGGACAACGGCTCGTCGATCGACGGGGGCAGTACAGCGAGTGATGCTGGGCGTGGTGGACGACGGACGGCGATTTTGCTCGACGAGTTTGCATCGGTCCCCGATGGCAACAGCATGCTCATGGCGACACAAGACGCAACGCCATGCCGGATCGCTAACAGCACACCTAAAGGCGTCGGTAATGCGTTCAGCGAAATTTGCTGGGACGGTTCGGCAAACAAATGGGGCCAGATTCTTCAAATCCACTGGTCGTTGCATCCGCTCAAATCGCTTGGCCTGTATTACGATGGCTCGGGTAAGCCCCGTAGCCCGTGGTACGATGAGCAGGTCACTCGGGCAGTCCACCCCAAGGCGATCGCTCAGGAATTGGACATTGATTTCCTCGGTTCTGATTTTCAATTTTTCGATGCAGCGGGCCTGACGAAAGCATCGGCTCACGTTCGCAATCCATTTACACGGGGGTTCCTCGTTTACGATTCGGCCAGTTGCCAGCCTACTGGATTTAATCGTGTTTCTGAAGGAAATACGACCGAAAGTGGTGTTTTGAAGTTGTGGTTGCCCCTGGATGAAGACGGTCGGCCTCCGAGCGATCGAGAGTATGTGATTGCGGTCGATCCGAGCATGGGCACCGGACGTAACAACGCCGCGGTGTCGATCGGCGACTACAAAACACGTGAAAAAGTTGGTGAATGGGCATCACCTCATGTGGACCCGGCAGCATTGGCCGCGTTTGTTTTGACGTTGGCCAGATTCTTTTCGTGTGGCGGTAAGGAAGCCTACGTCATTTGGGAAGACAACGGGCCAGGGACGATGCTCAGAAAACGCTACTTGGACTTGGGCGGTAAGAATTTTTATCGACGCAAGGAAAAAGGCAATCTGCCGGGCTGGCACTCCACTGTAGAAAATAAGCGGCTCTTGCTGAGTGAATACAACCGAGCGCTGGTAAGCGAAGAATTTATCAACCGATCGGATGTAGCTATTCGTGAATGTCGGCAATACGTGTATTGCAGTGATAACTCAATCAAGCATTCGCGAGCCAACACCGACCCCGATCCGTCTGGTGCTGGTGAAAACCATGCCGACCGCGTGATTTCCGATGCGTTGTTATGGATGGGACTTCGTGAGCGGTCAGTGGAGCAAGCGAAACCCAAGGCCGAGATACCCGTGAATTCATTCGCAGGTCGGCATCTGGCTCAGTACCAGAAACGAACGAAAGTGCTGAGGATTTTTGATGATGGCTCGGAGCATTCTCACGAGATGATCGACCACATTTATCGTGAGTTAGACAAGCAGACGGCGTAAAGAACGAAAATGAACGAGCGAACGCTCCACAAATTGAGACAGGCGATTGACTACTCGCAACGGAAGTTGGGGTACTTCCGTGCGCATCGCAACCGAGCGATCAAGATGTACGCGGGATCGAATTATGGCGATTCGTCGAGCAAGGACGATGCTCCGGTCAACATGCTGGCTTTGCAGGTCAATATCCTGATTCGGCAACTCGCCGCACAGTCGCCGAAAGTGTTGGTATCGACGCCGCACACGCGACTCAAAAGTTCGGCGTGGGACTTGGAATTGGCGATCAACCAAGCAATCAAAAAAATCCAGTTCGAGAAAACACTTCGGCGTTGCGTGTTGGATGCACTATTTTGTCAAGGCGTTTGCAAGATTGGCTTACACGAAACCAGCTCGGCTCAGTTGTATGGCTCGGAGTTTACAGGGTACAGCACATTCGCGCGACCTGTTGACCTGGATAATTACATCACCGACATGGTGTCCGGTGAGAATCCATCGTTTGTTGGTGATAAGTACCGAGTTTTGTATGACGGGCTGATGAAGTCGAGTTATGACGAACAGGCCAAGAAAAAATTAAGTGCTGACCGATCGACGACTCAGCAGGATGGGATAGAGCGGGCCGAGTCCATCGGTGCCGGCCAGCTGAATCTGGCCGATGAGTTTCAAGATACCATTGAATTGATGGACATATATCTGCCAGCCAAGCAGTTGGTCATTACGATTCCATCGTCGGGGAATGTGTGGCCTCCGCTCCGGATCGCAGAATGGAATGGTCCGCAGCGTGGGCCGTATCACAGGTTGGGTTTCGTGGATATCCCGAATAATCCCGTTCCGAACTCGCCCGTACTCTTGATGATGCCGTTGCACGAGTTGTGCAATAAGTTATTTGTCAAGAACGCTCAAGACGCCATCCATTCAAAAGAAGTGTTCACGTACAACTCGTCAGCAGCAGAAGACGCACTAAGAATCATCAATGCTAAAAATGGCGAAGCAGTCAAATGCGATGATCCGGCTGGGTTCAAGCAGATCAGAACTCGCGGCGTCGATAATATGATGCTGGCGTTTAATATCGAGACTCGAAACCTTTACTCGACGTTGGCGGGCAATCTTTATTCGCTTGGTGGACTTAGCGTACAAGCGGAAACCGTAGGTCAAGAAAAATTGCTTCATGACAGTGCATCGACGCAGGTGCAGGACATGCAGGCATTGACCGTCGAATTTACGCGCCAGTGCTGCGAGGCGATTGGGTTATTTTTATGGAACGATCCGCTCGTTGAAATCCCGTTGGTTCGCACGATTCCGGGGTACGAAGATTTGGGGATTGGACAAGAGTTTGTTTGGAGCAGTGAAAATCGCAAGGGTGAATTTTTGGATTACAATTTTTCGATCAATCCGTATTCGATGCGTGAAAAAACGCCACAGCAACAGTTGCAGACGATCATGGCATTTATCAACCAGGTTTATGGGCCAAACATTCAATCGGCGATGCAGCAAGGAATCACACTGAATTTCGAGGCTATTGCTCATGAGTTTGGCCATCTGGCTGATATGCCAGAACTTGAATCCATCTTGATAAAGGCAGGTCCGCCACAAGCGATGCAACCAGGCGTGGTCGGCGAGCCTCCGCCTAAGCCTGCTATGACAGAGCGCAGAGAAGTTCGGATCAATCGGCCAGGGACAAGCCAACGGGGAAATGATGCAGCATTGATGCAGTTGTATTCCGGATCAAAGCTACAGGAATCACAGCGTAGTGCTCTTGTCGGAACATCGGGGTGACGGGGTGATTTATGGATGAATTTTCGCAGTTTGTTGAATACGGCTCGATGGGCGTTTTAGTCCTGGTACTCATTGGAGTCTACCTAAAGGACGCTAAGGCAGCCGAGGCAAGCCGTGAAAATACGAGGATATTGGCAGAAAACACCGAGGTGATTCGGAGTTTTCGGGAAGAACTTCGTTTGCATCGTGAAATTCTTTTGCAAGCCGTGAGTGCTTTGAAAGAGTACGCAAAGAGTCGGAATGGTTAATTTTATTGCGTTTTATTGAGGGTTTTAAGGTTTGGGAGGTTCATCGCTTCGGCGTTGGGCCAACAAAAAAGTAGCTGAAGCGGAAGTAGCTAGCCGCAAGTCAGCCAAAGATGACGTTGCTCCTGCTTTGGGAGGTCCAGCGCCGAGCGCCGGGCCTCCCCATTTTTATTGGAGCAATGGAAATGTCAGACGATGCAGCAGCAGTAGTGGATTCTTTGATCGCAGCGGATTCTGGGACGGCGGATGTCGAAAGCCCGGATGTCTCTGAATCGAGTATCCATACGGTATCTGGTGATGTCTCAATTCCATCAGATGCAAGCCAAACAAATCAAGCTGGCGGTGCAAATCAAACTGGCGGTGCCAGACCGGATGTTTCATCCCCGGTCATTGATCCTCGCGTAGCGGCGATGGCCAAAGGCGTTGGTTTTTCCGACGACGATATTGCCTCATTCGCGAACACGGAAGCATTGGACCGAACGCTCACGCTGTTGTCTTCCAGATTCCTAGAGTCTCAGTTCGCACAGCAGCAGCAAGTCGGTGGACTAGCTCCGCAGAATGTTCAGCAACCTAGCCCGCAGCCAATGCAGCAGTATTCGCAGCATCAGCCTGCTAGTGGACTAGTTCCGCAGCATCAGGCTCCAACTAGTCCACAAGCGAAAAACGGCTACGAGTTTGCGAAGGAATTTCTGGAAAGCGGATACGACGAGGTTGTTCACACTCTAAAGGGCATGAACGACCACTACAACCAGCAGTTTCAGCAATTCTCTGGACTTGCGGGCCAAATCCAAGCCATTCAGAGCCAGTGGCATCAGATGCAGCAACAAGCGGCTGCCGAGCAAAACCGACGAGCGTTGGATTGGTTCGAGCGTCAATTGGGCTCGCTGTGCGAGGAATATCATCCGTATCTCGGTAAAGGTGCGTCTGGTTCTTTGGATGAAAAAGGCAAAGAGCTTCAAGAACGTATTGCACTCGCCAAGCACTGGTCCTCTCGAAAAAACTTGATGGCCTATTCCGGCCTTCCCATTCCATCGGATGATGAATTGCTCAAAGAATCGCTGCAAATTCTTTATGGCAAGAAGCTCAATGAATCTGCCAATCAGCGAGCACGAGAAACAATCAATCAACAATTGAAAAATCAATCCAAGTCGGTCGTTGGCCAGCCTGGAAGCGTTTTGGGGAGAGTCAAAAGCTCCCGAGACGAGGCGGCTGAAAAGGTCCAGGCCATTCTTGATCGGCCCGATTGATCCAACTGTAAAAATGAAAGAAGGATGTTATGCCGATTAGCGTAAACAAGATCAATGATATTTTGGTGGCTACTCTCGACCATGCACCAAAAGCGAAATTTACGGAAGTGATTACGCGAGATTTTCAGTTCGATGTTTATAAACAGTGGTTTAAAAAAGAGTCAGAACGAATTTCCGGTGGAACGAAGAACATAGAGACCGTCGCGCTGCGATCGAACAATGCGGCTCGATTGACAACGTTGTTTGATGAAGACTCCGTAAGCATCACCGATATGTTTGGTACGATCGAGGTTCCGTGGGCTTATGCGGATACCCATTGGGCGTTCGATATTCGCGAAAAATTTATGAATTCTGGCGGAAAACAAATCGTCGATGTGATCCGCACGCGACGATGGGACGCCATTGTGAGTCTGGCCAAACTACTCGAAAAATTGGCGTGGTCGATTCCTGATCCATCCGAAGAAAAAGCTCCGTTCGGCATTCCGTATTGGATCGTCAAGGATGAGAGGGAAGGATTTTACGGAATACGACCGGAAGGCTTCACCCACGTCGGAAGCATTGATCCGGTGAAAGAAGAGGGTTGGCGAAACTGGACAGCGGCCTACAAAGATGTTTCGGACGATGACCTGCTTGAAAAAATGCGACGTGCGTATCGTCACCTTCAATGGGCACCTCCCGAGATGGTGGACGGACTTCGCCACGAGTCACATAAGAACTATCGGGTTTATGTGAACGACGAGACATACGGCAAGCTTGCCAAGTTGCAGCGTAATCAACGAATGGATGTCGGTTGGGATCTGTATCCCGTTGAAAACGAGCCCACATTCCGTGGCCACACGATCGTTTATACGAAGGAACTCGACAATGACGAAAGCTGCCCCGTCTACTTGATTAATCACGACGTGATCGGTGCGCGAGTGATGAAAGGCGATGTCTTTAATGAGACACCGCCAGAGCGTTTGTATAACTCGCACTACGCTTATGCCGGATGGGTTAATCTCACGTTCGCATTTTTCTGCACCAACCGATCACGGCATGCGGTGATTGCCAAATCCATTAACTGAGGCTCTGCCAGAAAGGTTTTATAAAAATGAATGTGTATCTGAAAGATAAAAATAACGTCAAAGTTCGCCGTGGTCTTTTGATTGCGACGACGGATATTCCGAGTGGTTCTGGATTTTGTGCGGTTCGTGATTTGGTCGATGAGGGCGGAGCCGCTAAAGATAGGTATGGCGCCCGCGATAACACTATCAGTTTGCCGAACAACACCAATAACAATTCGTTCATTGGCATTGCGGCACGGTCGGTCAAGGCGTCACCCGCACCTCAGTGGGTTGAATACTACGAGCCGGGCAGCGTTTGCGAGGTGTTCTGTCCGGTGGCTACCGAGCTAAATAAAACGTTGCTCACGGCTTTGACGGATGCGGCACCTGGTGCGTTCGTGTTGACCGGTCAATCAGGCAAGGGATCGGTCGTTGCTCTGCAAACACAGAACAATGTTGCCAGCAAAGACGCGGTTGTTGGGCCTGTATGCTCTAGCATTGGCAGCTCCGCCAGTTGTACGGCTGCAACCAACACGCTAACGATGACTAATGCGTTCACTCATGCGAAGGCGGGAGATAAAGTCATCATCCTTGGCGGGCTGACTGCCAATGGTGGCCAATCTGTCATCAAGGGTACCTATACGATTCAGGAAGTGACGAATGCCAGCAATGTTGTCCTTTCCGAAGAATTTTGCACAGCCAACGGAACCGTTTTTTTTGCCTGTTACCGTGGAGTTCCGATGGTGATGGCCGAAGTGCTCGATGGTCCTCAAAGCGGCCTGGTTGAGGTTGTTTCTCCCGCGCAGGGCTCGACACCGGCTATTCAGGTTGGTGGAACCACCTACTTGTACACGCGGGTATCGAATGGGCTTGCCGCGGATTATTCTATGACGATTAACAATCCGCATCGTGGCATTCAAGCCAAGCATTTTATTTTGGTGGGATTAATCGACACGACTGGTACCCAACGGTATGTGGTTATCCTACCCAATAATGACAACATTGTTCGGCCGACGCACGTAAGTTTAACCAACTTCAAAATGTATCGGGACAAAGACTGCTGCTCTCTAACGTGGAACGGTGTCGCTTGGTTGCTTCAAGGACGCGGCACAGCAACGTAACCGTCTGTCGTCTGATTGGGGTGGGCGGCAGCGTGTGCCTGTCGCCTACCCTCCCCTGATTGCAAGGAATGAACCATGGCTGAGTCAACGTTGTCGGTCACATACTCGGATTTGCAACGCGACGTTTCGCACTTTATTGGGTGGACTGAAAACGTGTCATCGCTCAGAGCGGATGAGCTTGCAAATGTGAATGGGTGCATCAACGAAGGACTTCGGCAGTTCTACGCTCCACCTCGGTTGCCGGGGCAAGCAAAGGCTCATCGGTGGAGTTTTCTTCGGCCGGTGAAAAAAATCAAGACCGTAGCAAATGTCGGAAATTACGATCTTCCGGACGTGTTCGCAGCCATGGATGGGCCGCTAACGTATGCGTCTCCCTATGGCTGGCGAGCGCCGATCAAAATCGTTGGCGAATCGCAAATCCGCGGGATGCAAAACATTCTTCGCTACGGCCAGCCAGCGTATGCGGCCATTCGGCCCAAAGAAAATTTAGGAACTGGAACGACTGGCCAACGATTTGAACTAATTCTTTACCCGACTCCAAACGCTGAGCATGAGCTTGAGTATCGGTGCAGAATTAATCCGGAAGCGATGAGCACGTTCAACCCGGCTACGACTTATCCGCCAGGTGGCTCGATTCATAGTTCGACCATTCTTGCGAGTTGCTTGGCCGCCGCCGAAGAAAAAAACAACGGTGGTAAAGGGCCGAAGTGGGAGCGTTTTATCGAACGGTTGATCGCGTCGATCGACACGGACTTGGAACAAGCCCCAGAGAGTTTAGGGGTTAATCGCGACACGAATTATCGAACGACTCCATGCAGGCATGGTAGTCATTCCGGTCTTTATTTGAACGGAGAACAGATTCTTTAACAGGAGATTTTTAAATGCCTGGACATGCAATGCAAGCGGGTTTGACGGTTGGTGTTTTTGATTCTGAGGGAAAGTTTTTCGCCATGGGTCCGGGTGGCCCCGTGTTGATGGCGTGGGGAGCAAATGTCCCCAAAGATGGCGAGCCTGGCTATGCCACTGGTTGCACGTTTAAACACGTTGATGGTGGGCCCGGTGATGCCCTTTACGTGAACGAGGGAACCGGAGAATCCTGCAATTTCGTAGCGAAGTGATCGTGTCGTGTATGGAGGTTGTGAAGAACAATGTCAAAGCCGAAATCAATCCTATTTCCTGTGGGTGGATTGAATCGAGCATTTGCGTTTCAATCGCAACTTCCTTACACCTGCATCGACGCACTTAATGTACGCACAATAGGGACAGAGACCGCCCGCGCCCGTGGTGGCTCGCGACCTGGAATGTTAAAGGCACATCCAACGCAGGAACAGATTATCTATTATGGTTCCCCTCAAAATCTAAACACGGTACGACCAGCCGCTGGATTGAACGAAGCAAATTTTCATGATACGTTTGACGGGCTGCCAGCAGACTCATTCATTAGCAATCCCCCGTGGTTCGATTCTAGTCCGTACTTGAAAGCTATTATTGACAGTGACGGTTCTCATTGCATTGGTGTGAATGCGTCACCTGGTGTGATTGCCAGCGCTATTTATCGACCGAGTGCTCAATTTGATACCAGTCAACGCTATCGAGTTGGCATACAAATGAAGCCTCATAGCGCCAGTGGAGGACCATACAAACAGGCACGATGGAGCATCCTTCTTAGAGCTTCATCAGGATACTTGTCATCAATCCTAGATGGAACATGCCGTATTAACCTCTATATTCCAACCAATGGTTCTCTAAACTATAACCTGTCGGTATTTGAATGGAATTCAAATAACCAACAGGTAGCTGGACCCACGTACTCAGGGGCACTGCCAGGCCATCAACCCACATGGGTGGAAGTACGGGTCGTAAACAACAAAACCTGCTACGTGTATGTGAGTGACCAGTTGGTTTTGGAATTTAATTTTGCGGTGAATTTGCCAAACGCTGGTGACTTTGTTGGATTTGAGTTGCAGAATTATGCTAACGTAACCCTAGTTGACGAGTTCAATTTTGATTATCGGCTCAAGACTCGGGCGTTGGATTTGAGCAAGTCGTATCTGACACTGATCGGTAACCGAGAACTATACACGGAAGATTCAGACGGGCTTACCATGAGCCAGTCTGGCGATGGACCCGCCTACCTCAGCAACCGATATACTCCAATCGAAACGACGGAATGGGGCGGCCGACTTTGGATCGCGGATTACGGGCCTGTTAAAGCAAGCTCCGTCGACGGTTTTGTGAATGACTTGGCGAATGGGGCTGGTCGGTATTTTCAGGATAAGTCGCAACCATTCACGAACGTGGACATCTCCCGTGATGTTGTCTACATCAAGAACCGAGGATTCAAAGGGAGTATTCAGCCTGGCGGTTACTCATTTTACACCATCAGTTCCAGTTTAAATAGGATTGGCCTTGCATACGAATTTCTGCCGGTCAATGAAACCGGAATTGATTATGAAATTCGTTCTGCGATGAAGGTATACAATCCGCTGACTGGCCGACTCGAAAAATGGCTCGCACCAGTGCCTTGCCCATTGATTACGACGTATCGTGATCGGATTGTGGTCGCTGGCAATCCCCCGCATGTCTTTTATATGTCAAGAGCGGGGAATCCAAACGACTGGAATTTTGGTGCCGACCCGAACGATCCGGGTAGAGCAGTCGGCGGAACCACGGGCGAAGCGGGCAAAATTGGCAAACCCATTACAGCGCTAGCCAGTTTTACGGATGATTTTTTAGTCATCGGCTGCAAGAACGAACTCTGGGTGGTTTATGGTGACATGACCGCCGGAGGCGCGATGCTCAACGTGAGCAGTAACGTTGGCATTGTAGGCCCTCGCGCATGGTGTAGGACTCCGGAAGGTGCGATGGTGTTTATGTCGCACAATGGGTTGTACCTACTAGAGCCTGGTGGTGGTAGCAGGCCGCGAAAGCTCAGTGATCGAATCCCGCAAGAGCTAAGATCGTATGCGATTTACGAAGAGTTTACGCCGACGCTCGCATGGGATAACACGGGTGCAAGCCCAAGTTCGTATGGTGTTCATATCCTTCTTGGGCCATCGAACTGGGAAAATAAAAACTGGTATTACGATTTCAAAAACGATGCGTTTTGGGAAGTGTTGTACCAAGACGCATTGAAATACCCATTCGCCGTGTGCCAACATTCTCTCGCCAATCCGCAGGCACCAGGGCTTTCTCTCGCCATGGCCGGACGCGATGGGTTGATTCGATTCTTTTCGGATTCAGTGAGCACGGACGATGAATCTCCGTATCCGAGCCATGTTTTGTTAGGTCCATTTAAAGAAGGAGCGACACTTTTTGATTCGTTGTTGGACAAGCTTGTCGCGGTGATGGGTGAAATGAGCGGTCCCGTGAATTGGTCGATTTTCAGCGGGCCAAACGCAGAGTCAGCATACGAAAAATACCGAGCAGGGACGCCGACTCGGACAGGCTCGTGGGGCCCTGGTCGAAACAAGATCGACATTCCTCGTGTGCGTGGCGTCGCTCATTACCTACTCATCCAAGCTCCGCCGGAAAGCATTCAGGGCTGGGAAATGGACGAAATCATTGGGACTTTTCAAGCATTGGATGTTTACCGACCATTATGATGATTCCACGACTATCAACACTGGATGAAGCCACACGACAGGTTCGTTTACTAAACGAACGGCTGTTGAAGCAGGATCGTTGGACGCTTGTCCCAAAGGACGCATACCAAGAACAGCCGTCAGCGGACCAGCAATACATCATCGGTCCCAGCCCATCGTGGATACCCATGTGGACGCCGATCAGATACGCCAACAATACCGACACTCGATACGGAATCGCTATCGGTAGGTCGACTACGGTAGGACGAGTGAGAGTCGCTGGTCCGCCGCTTGTTGGACCGATCCGCGCGTTATGGATTGGTAAGCCGGAGTTGGTTGTTCAAATGGACCTTAATGTTTCTGGAAATTGGGAGGCGACCGTCCAGAACAACATCTATCGAACATGGATGAATGCTACGCAATGCTGGCTTCGTCCACCTGCTAGGCTGGTGTACTACAGGGCGTGGAAGACGACTGACTCACCACCAACCATGGTCAACGTGACGATCGACGGCAAACGAACGTACACAGGGAATAGCGGCTTAGGATTACTCGTTAATTCAGGTTGGAGTGGAACACAAAATTTAATGAACCCAGAAACGTGCCGAATCGAAGAGATACAACTTATCGACTTTGACGTGACGCAGGTTGGGGCTGTTTCAACCACGTCTCCATTGTCGTTGAATATGGCTTTTGTACTTGAATGAGGACAGGCACCGCCTGTTTGCAGGCACTGCCTGTTTGATAGAAGGAGAAGACCGTGGCAACCCTTGGAAATAACAACGCTCAATTAGCAGCACTCATGCAGATATTGCTAAGCGCACAGGGAGGCGGCGGAAGACGATACGGCGGTGGCGGCATGCCATGGTTGCCCAAGGTCAGTGCCGACATGCAGTTCGACGTGAATAAATTCGCGGAAAAGATGAAAGGCAGCAGCACACCAGACCCCAATGCTCCGATCGGGCCGAATCAGCCGGTCGATGTCAAAGACCTAACGAATAAAGAAAAGCAATCGTTTTTCAGTGCGTTGTTTGACAAAGACGTGTGGAAAGGCAGCAAGGGGAGTATTGGATTTTAATGAGAGGTGAATGATGGGCATTGGAGCTTTAATGCCGTTTCTCTCGGTTTTTGGTGGGATTTCTGATTGGTTTAAAGCATCCGAGAACGATCGCAAGCGTAACGCGGAAAAACAAGACGCTTTGCAGCGTATGGACGATCAAGTCCAGCGCACGATGTACGGAGACGAAGCGAATGGCTATCGCGGCCTACGAAATTTACGTGACGATTACGCCAGCCAGCGAAACCAGTGGGCACAAGATATTGGTAGCCAAGCAAATTCGATCGTTCAAGGATTGCAATCTTCGTATGGCAATCTAAAAAATCAACAAGAGCAGCTTGCACAGATTTTGAACAGTGCTTATGGCGACCGCACCAATCAGGCCATGGGGATGGTGGCCAACTATGGCGATCAAGCAAAGCGAGACATAAGCGACCGATACAAAACACTTGATGCGTCGCAACGAATGGATATCACCAATCGTGGTCTTGGCAACACGATCATGGGTGCGTCGATGCAATCCGGCAATCAGCAACGGCAAGACGCCGAGCAACGTCGTCTCGCGGAGGACGTGGCCCGAGTCAAGCTTGATACCCATGGCCAGTACACTGGCGATCAGTTACGAAATCAGCAAGACATGGGAGCCATGGGATTACAACTTGGGCAGATGGCGGCCAATAGCCTTTATAACGCCAATCAATGGGCGACGGGCGAAAAGTCCGATGCCAACATGCAAACGATGATGGGCAACCGGGCGGACGAGATGGGGATGCTCGATTATTTCACCGGCCAAACAGACAAACGTAACGCACTTGCAATGGATTGGGGGCCCGATCAAATCAGCCCGTCGCTTGGCTCGTACATGACCCAGGCGTACATGCCGTTTTATACGCAGGCTCAGGAAAACAAGCGAGCCCGAATGGCAGCACAGTCTCAGCAGAATTCTGCGTTAATGGGAGCACTGAATCCATTTAAGATCGGCTTTAATTTCTAGGATTAAATTTGCTATGGCCAACCCTTCACCTGGACTGATGATTTTTGAGGCAACAAGCCGCAACAACCAAGCGCTGATGAACGCGCTCGGCCAGATGGCCAATCGCGATGTTGAACGTCAGCAGATGGCTCAACGCCAGCAGATGTTCAATCAGCAGTTGGCGGCCGACCAAATGAACCGCATAGCGTCGCAGGCCCAGCAGGATCGGCAGTTTCAGCAGCAGCTTGACTGGCAGAGCCAAAAGCTTGAGCAGCAACAGAAATTCGCCATCGAACAGTCAAAGCTTGATTTCGACCTGCGGCGGCAGAGCGTGGACTATCAGGCAGCCAAGGCTCTCGAAGTGTCCGACATGAAAGAGTTTGGTTTAGACCCTCAAAACATGCTCAAAGAAGCTCGGTCGATCTTCGGCGATCCGAACCTGTATAGCGACCAGATGGCCGTTCAGAAGTACCGTGAAGCGTTGCGGATGGACAAGCAGAAAAAGGAGATTGAGCAGAATATCAGGCTTGGCATTGAATATGCCGACACCGAAACAGAAAAGACGATCAAGCGATACGACGATGCGATCATGCAAGTCCAAGGAAACCAGCGTTTTTCTCCGGAAGACAAAAAGAAGCTCATCGGCGATATTGAAACCAAACGCCGTGAATTCATTCTGGACTATGCTCGAATGGTTCAACAGAACCAATCGCGTGTTCCTCCCAATCAGCCGGAATACGGCAAAGAGTCCTACACAAAAAACGGAGCCCTGGTTCAGAGGAACAACAAAACCAACAAGCTAGAGGTCATTGAAAAAACAGGCGGCTCGTCCGCCGGCGAATTTAACTTCGAGTCTAATGAAGCAATCTACAACAGGTTGTGGGAAAACTACTTGAAGAATCCGAAAGCGATTGACGATGCGGTGTCTAAAATGACAGCGCCAGTCACAAACACAGATGGCACGCCAGTGATGACAAGGGATAAAGACTACAATGAAATTCAGGCTACAAGGCCGCTTGTGCCCGGCAGCCAAGAATGGATAGACGCAACAGTTCATATACTCAATGGCCAATACAGTGCCTTTACACAATATCGCGACCTGATCCGCAAGCAGGAGACGGACAAGCAAAATGCGGCGATGGAAGCTCAAAGGCAAGAGCAGGAAATCAAGTTACAAAACGAACGTAAACTGGCCGCGTATAGAAATACTCCACCTGGAACCCCAGGCATCTACGCCGAGAATCCAGAGCTGTTTGGCTTCCCTGAGGTCATGGCTCATATGCCGCTCGCTAACGATCCAATGAGGCAACTTCTTGATCCTTCATCATTAGAAGAGAGGGTTTTGAGAGAAGAAGTAAAACGAAGTGGAGGAAGCCTACTTGATTACTCTAGCCAAGGCATCAGGGCTCGTGAAAAGCAAGTCAAAGAAGCAGAGGCAGGTATAAGCAGGATCATGGCCGAGGCGAGAAAAAAAGGATTATCCAAGGATAACCTGGATCAAAAAACGAAGGCTGAGCTTGAACGATTGGCGAAAATAGCAGGTCTTGAATAAGCATGAGCACGCTCACTTACGCAGCATCGAACGCAGTCCATGGTAGTAACTACCTGAATGAACCTACGTCTAAGCAAAAAGACGAAATGTTCAACGACGAACAAATGACCGCCGATCTTGCATATGAATATGCAATGTTCAAAAAGACGCCAGCAGAGCGAGAGGCGGAAAAGAAAAGCAAGCTCGCAGCAGAATACGAACGATTCAAAAGCGGCGTGAAGCCTACTCATAGAGAGGCGGCAAAACTCCGTATCGACGAAGCTCAAGCGGTTCTCCATTTTAACGACACAGGAGGACGCGAGCTTTCGCCAGAGCAGCAACGTATACGGTGGAACCGGATTCGCCACCAGATGGCCCTTGACGAATCCGACACTCCACCACAGCCCGTTGGCTTTGGAGAATATCTGGGGGATGCGTCATGGAAAGGCTTTAAAGAGCGGCTTCCAGTGGCCGGCGACGTGAAAGAAATGAAGGATATGTGGGCCGTCTATCGGGCAGCCAATCGAGCAGCCGAAAACAAAGCAACCGACGAAGACCTCGAAACCATTGCTGATTTCTATGAGGACCAAGCCTATTCGGCGCGAGACATGACGGTTGCCGGGCGAGCCTTGAACATTACTTCGCACGTACCCACATTCGCTTCTGAAATGGCTATTGCGGCTGGTTTGACTGCCGCCATGGGGTCTGGGGTAGGAACAGCACCGGCTGCCGCAGCATCGGCAGAAATAATAGCCGCCAAAGCGGGCAAGAAGGTCGCAAAGGAAGCGGCCAAGAAAGCTCTTGAAAAAGTTGTGTTCAAAAATCTCGCAAGGCAAGCTGGCATAGGGCTTCTGGAAGGCGGTGTGGTGCTTCCACTGGTTAAGTCCGGCAAGGTAGCCGCAGATACGTTAGAAGGCATGATGCCGACGAGCAGGGTCTACAAGGACGAGCAAGGCAACATCGCAACCGAGAAGGTGGCGGATGGCGAAAACCTATTGCCAGCACTAGCGAAATCATTCTACAGGCAGTCCGTCGAGGGTGTGACCGAGAAGATGGGCGGGCCGATCGACAGGGTGCTGGGCAGTGCTCTACGAAAGGCGGGAATATCGTCCAAGACGCTGGAAGCTTACCTAGGCAAGCCAGGAACCTCCGTCGCTAAATTGAACAAAGCGTTTAAGCTGGGTGGAATTGATAGCGTTGTTTCGGAACTTCTCGAAGAGCGGATCGGCGAAGTGCTCATGGCCCCCATCGACGGGTATGAGCTTCCAAGCGGCCGCCAGCTTGCGTCAGAAGCATTAGCGTTTTCTGTTCCAGGGTTGGCGAAGCAGGCGATTGGTCGAGGAATCCAGGCGACCAGGTGGGGTAAATCTCAGCTATTAACGCCGGAAGGTGCCGCCGAGTTTGTCCGTGAGCATCCGGAAGCGGCGGCCAAGCTCGCGGAGTCAGAAACTCCAAGCAGGGCAACGATCGAAGGATTGGTCGAATCTGGGGCCGTCGAGAAAGAAACATGGTCCGCAGATGAACGAAGGCAGGCGTCAACACTACAGCAAGAGGCGATTCAGAACGTCGAAGAAGAAACGGAAAACGAGATATTCCAAGAGCGGCAAGGGCAGGCAATCGAGACAGACGAGAAATCCGAGCCAACCACGACGCAAGAGCAAGAGCTTAGGCTTGCCGAGAGGGCCGAAGAAAACTCGCAAGAGGACATCGAGCAAGAGCATTCCTCATTGGTGGAATCTCTCGAATACGACGAGGAATACCAAAGAACCGTACAAGAAGCGGATGACCGATACACGAAAGCGGCAGACGAATTCAATGACTACGTTTATAGAAAAAATCTGCGTAGGCCATCAGGTGGAAAAAACAGCAAACCCTATCAACGCTGGAAGACCCTCACGGAGTCTGACAAGAAATACAGAGAGCTTCTAAGCAAGCTAACGTCGGCAAGGCTGCAAAAAGGAAAGATGGAGAAAATTGCTGAGCGGGATTTCAAGCGAAGGCAGATTGAGTCTGGAAACATCAATTTGGAAAATGTCGGAATTGCTCCAATAGAAAAACTCCCGCGACAATTCCAAAATTCAATAAGGAGGGAGGCTAAATATCTTCTCGATTACACGGACAATGAAAAAGCCAGAGAAACTTTGCAGAAAATAGCCAATGGGCAGGATGGCGATTCGGCCGTGTTCGAGACTCAGAAGGAGCGGATCATCGCCCATTTAATCGGCGATAAAGCAGTTAATGCGCACGATCGCTACGTGAATGAACAGTACGGCCCCAAAGAGCCGCTATTAGGTATCTACCTGCGGAATGGCACGGAATCAATCCTTGAGGCAATAGATAGCATCGACCAAGGCAAGCCAAACGAACTAGCTGACCACGTATACATGAGCATGGAGCACACTCCGTTTTCGGTGAAAAGCGATGCCAGAGGCCCTCTTGAAAGCTTGTTGCCAGAATACGAGTACGACGAAGCGTTTAGCATTCGGCCTGGTCGGCGTGTGCCATCCAGCGGTGGTG